TGGAGAAGCTGGCATAGTCACGATGTTTCTATCTGCTAATGTCATGCTCCACCTAATAATCCTTTGCGGTATGCACCGCCTCTAGCTGCTGCTTCAAACACGGCCATCTTAGAAGTCTCTGCAATCTGCGGTAGCATCTTCTGAACCTCAGCCCTAGCTGTTGCTCCTACGCCTAACGCGAAGTTGTTGTTCTGAACGATAGTTACTCCTGAACCTCCGCCCATAGCTGACCTTGAATCCGCGTTATTCATTATTCTTCCTGCTTGGCTAGGTATAAATATCTCGGGTCCTCTTTCACCGACTAACATAGCCTGACCACTATGCGCTGCTCCCCCACCTGCACTACCCGCAGTACCAGGAGTCACACTTATACCGCCCATACCTGTCCCGCCTCCGAAACTTGCAGTCGTGAATGTTCCTGCGCCAAATATCGCGTTCAGTATTCGGTTTACCACCATCATCTGCAAGAAAGCTGCGATGATTTGTTGAACAATTCGTTTGGAGAAGTTTTTGAAGCTCTCTAAGGCGTTCTCGCCCTCCATAAGAGCGTTTACGAATTCATTAGTGAAAGCGTTAGCAGTACTCGCTATCGCGCTCTGTAGCTCCTCTCCCATCGTTGTAGCGGTCTGCCCCATTTCATCTCTCATTTCTTGTAGATGCCCGCGTACCTGCTCAACTTGTTCAGCTGTTGCTCCGAAGAACTCAAGTATTTTGGAATCCGCTAATATCTCATCTAGGAAGAGAAGTTGTTTGTTTATTTCATCAACAGGGTCTGCTGAGTCTTTTAGTAGTTTTTGGAATGTGTCAAAAAACTCAACTAAATGTTGTTCTGGTTTGAACCCTTCGTTTATTACTATTGTCAATAAACCTTCTTCTTTCAGTTCATCTCTTATATCTTTGAGTTTTTGTAACTCTTCTTTAGCTGAATTCAAGAGGTTCAGCGCACCTCGTTTAGCGTTTCCTCTCGTTTTTTCTAGCCTTTCCATACGGGCTGCGACCAATTCTTCTTGATCCGCTATTTGTTTTTCAACGATGGCTAGCTGTTCTTCCCTACTTCCTGTTATTCCTCTATCGTCTAATGTCTCTCTTCCTGAAACTGCCCTAATCGCTTTTGATATAGCGTTAGCTATTGAAGTCAGTTTGTCCGCCATCATCTTTAGAAAATCACCGAGTCCTGATTTGAACACTTCATCAGCGAGTTGCTTGAACGCAATCGTCATATTTGAAGTCTTGGTTGATAGATTATCCATTTTGGATTCCATCGCACCACCAAAGTCTTCCTTCATACCTGCAATCAAAGCATCAACCATGATGGCTGCGCCTTCTGCGGTTTTACCGAACTCGCTTAACTCGTCTCTTGACTTGCCTAATGCCTCAGTAAGCATTTTTGTCGCGGGTATGCCTCTATCATCAAGCATATTGATTTCTTCAAGGCCTAACCCACCTGCTGCTGATCTTTGAACTAGACGAACCATAGCTTCAAATGCGCCTAGTTGGTCTATAGAGGTTGACGCCGTATCTGCGAATGCTTGGAGCATATCTTCGCTAGGCTCTACTCCTGAACTTTTAAGCTGTATGAATGCTTTAGTTACATCTTCTATTTGGAATGGAGTGGTCTGAGCGAACTTCATCACTCTATCCATAGCTTGTTGGCCTTGTTTCATTCCACCAAAAACTGTGTCCAATGAGTCTTTTAGGTCTTCAAAACCTGAACCAACTTGTGCTACTTTGCTAATACCTACGGCAACTGCTGCGATTCCTGCTGCTGCTGCCATTGCACTTTTTGGGATTTTAGATAGAGCTGCGCCAAAGCCTGCTCCACCTGCTCCTGCTCCAAAGGCCATAGCACCCGCTCTACCTGTCATGTTGAGCTTGCCTTGGATATTGTTAAGCTGTTTACGAAGGTCGCTCGTATCAGCTTGTATCTTGATTATTAGTTCATCTACTGTCTTAGCCATCAGGATATAACTCCATTAATTCCTCTAACTCTTTTCTCTTCATTGGAGCGTTAGAAGTTTCAGAAGAGTGAAAACTCTTAAATCCTGCAAGGGCAAGCCAAAGTTCACGAGGGGAGAGGTTCCAGAAATCATCTGGACGCATCTGCATTATGCCTAGACCTATCTTGACGAACTCAGCCCACATAATAGGCTCTACTCCGTCGTCTGCGACTTTCCCTCGTCATCTTCCTCCGAATCTGGATCAGATAGAGTGGCTGCTAATAGCTTCGCAACTTCTGTGCTTGCCGTGACTATACCCACGTTTTGAATAATCTTGTGGATATCTTTATCTTGGAAATCGTTACCGCCTCCGCGCAATGCGAATTTAAGAACAGTAACTAATGTGGATATGGTGATTTTCGCGTTAGCGATTTCGGTGGTTAATTCAAGTATACCCTTACCGAGTTCGTTCTCAATCTTGATACAATGATCAATAGTGAGTCGGCATTTATACTCTTTATCTAGTGGTACTAATATCTCACCCTTTAGCGGATTCGCCATCTGACTTTGCCTCCTTTTGAGTCCCGTCTGGAATCTCAAGTATTATTTTTAATCTGTTGTCCCTTGTGTCTATTTCATAAGCACCTATTTTACAAGTCTTCCCGTTGACGCTAACACTCTTTAGCTCTTCCATATCTTTAGGCATAGGACATTCCACTAACATATCATTAGCGTAACCTTCTACCTCTACGCCATTGACCTTTATCTTAGCTTCTTCCCAACCCATAAATTACACCGATGCGAAAGTTATTGCTCCAGAAGACTCAAGTGATACGGAGTAAGTTGCTTCTCCGTTGTATTCACCTGCGTATTCTAAAGATGTAACTTGAAACGCTCCTGTGAATGTTCCAAAATTAGGAACAAGAATCTGAAAGTTTTTGAATGCTGCTGCGCTTACCGCATCTTTCAACGTGGTATCTTGAGCATCGTCCATGAAAACACCTGAACCACTACATGACATAGAGAAAACTCCTGCGTCTGGTAGTAAGGTTCTGTTTCCAGATGAATCTTTGTTTGTGATATCCACAGTCTCATCATTAAGTGTCAAAGACGTGGAACGTAGACCGCCGATAGTTGCATAAGAACTACCGCTTGTATTTATTTTGAGCAGTAAGTCTGCTCCTTTTTGTGCTGCCATAAATATACCCTCCTATGAGCTACCTAATATTATTGCACGAAATCGCATGACTCCATGTCTGGTTACTCCATCTGGGTCCCTTAGTATATCACTAAATTCAAATCTTAGGTTAACGAGATTGAATCCAGTTATACTTAGACTACTATCATGCAATAAATCGTGTATTCTGTCCATAATTTGTTTGGTCTCCTTGCTTCCTTTGTATTCTGACCAAACATCAATGTTGATAGTTACATCAGCACCATCTGTACCCGCCACGCTATAATCAATCGCGGTGTCCTCGCCTATAGTGACGTACGGTGTAGCAGAACCCTCAGGAACCTCATCAAAAATTGACGCGCCTAAAGTTGACGTCAATGTGTTGTCATTATTCAAAGTCGTATAGACTTTGCTTTGTAGAGCGAACTGCGCAAGACTCATTTCAAGTAGCCTCCGCTGTTAAATATCCTGTGTATTTTGCGCTCATTTTTTTTCAGGGCAGGCTGTAAAAAAGGCCTCTTGCCCATGTTTCTTGTGCCAAACTCTAGGTGTTCCGCATAAGGAGCAGATACGATTATCTGTCCTACGAGGTTCTTTCCGCTTTTTTTGACCTCATGGGTGATACTGTTCACTAAGAATCCTGTATCTGTTGCAGGTGCCTCGCCTTCAGCTGACGCGATATGTGTTCTCTTTGGGTTGTATAGCTTATAGGTTTTTCCTGACTTCGCGCCTCTTTGTATACTATCTACTGCTGTTCCAAACACCAACATCGTTGACCTTGTCATTTTCTTTTTTAGTTCGCGCATGGCGTTCTGCTCAAGTCGTTTTTCTAGCAACTTGTTTAGCTTCTTTGTGTCGGCTGTGAATTTTATACTAGCCATTAGGTTGCAACTCCTTCTTGGCACTTCAAGAGTAGATACCTGTCCCTTTCATCAACATTCATGATTCCTTTGATGTTGAAGTTCCGAGAACCATAAACTAAGCGATACTTTGTGCTTATATCACTTCTATAACGGATATAGACGTCGTGAGAGACGCTATCTTTGACTTGGCCTTGCCTATACCTTTCATCAGTACTTATCGGCTTGATATTACAATAGAGGTCTGTGAGGCGTGACCAAGTTATAGCAGAACCACCTCCCGCATCTGTCGTAGCTGTAGGAGATTGTAGTTCAGCTTTGTATCTCATCTTGCCGATAGAATTAGCCATACTAACCTATAGACATCAAAGCTGACGAACCAAGACCGCTATGAACAACATAAGGTTGATATAGCTTTTGGACTATAGGCGGAAAGGAAGTCTTTGCTTCATACATATCTCCTCTGTGTTCATAAAGATATGCAATATGTTGCAACATACCCATCCTGATAGGTTCAGGAACAGCGTATGAGGACGTATATCCCGCCGTATAAACGACTTTTATAGCGTTGGCTACCCTTAGGGCAGTCGGGAAGGTTTCTCCTTGTCTGAGGACGATTCTCGCAGGCTCACGAACACTATCAACATAGTATTTTGAAGCTGCCATAGTTGTTTCATTGTCACTATCGTCAAACGTGCTGACACTTGAAACGGAAACCACTGGTGGCTTCGGCAACGTAACGTAGTTGTGATAGTAATTCAGGTAAGGTCCCGTTCTTGTTCCTTCCCATAACGGATCGTATATTTCATTGAACGCATCAAGGAAAAGCGTATAAGTCGTAGACATCAATGCCCTTCCTAAATGTTCTTCTGCTAACTTTCTCGCAGTTTCAATGAACGGCCTGATTATTCTTTCATCTGTTCCGTCTTCAACTCTGAGATACTCTTTGACTTCTTGCAAAGAAAGCGGTTCTTGTGTTGGCTCTGTAGTAACTTGTAGTCCTGCCATTAGATGATAACTCCTATAATTTGAGTAGCTATTATCAAGGCATATAAACCCCAGATCATTTGCTCAAAACGAACAAACTTCTTTGAACCCGCTTCAAGTCTTTTTTCTATATTTTCATAGCGAATGGCGCATTCTCTTTCATGCGTTTCAAGTTCACTCGCTATAGAGCGTATATCACTTAGACTCTTCTTCTGCCTCGCCATTTTCTACTACTTCTGGTTCATCATCTTCACCTGAAGATAGTAATTTTTTCAACTCTGAAACATAGTGATTGCTCAGAACTGAATTTTGCTCTTTTGAGAATTGATATTGGGTTTCTAGCTTTTGATCATTAGCTACAATGACCTCTAGCTTGTTATAGATGAGTTTTTGCTCATCGTTGAACTCTGCTACCGCATACTCTTGATTGGTTTCGTTTCCGTCTTCATCTTTAACTACGTCAACAAATTTTCTCAAGTCTTTTGGTTTTTCCTGCTCAGTAACAGCAGATTCTTCTACTTGGTTATCAGCTTTTGCCATAATTACCTCCGTTTACAGATACTATACTATAATTTATTCCATTTTGCATTTTAACTGCTCTCTGGCATAAAGTCACTGTGATCTGGCGGATCATCTTCTGTAGCTATCCCATCATCAATAAGAGCGAGGTGTATGTGGTTTTCAACAAAAACTCTTAGCTTCTCTTCGTTCAACTCAGCAACACTCTCTTGCTCAGGCGTGCCTACAAGTATTAGAACATCTCTTGTGAACTCCAATCCCTTAGAGTTTTTTTCTGCTCTCACTGCTTTAATCTCGGTTGCTCTTGTTCCCTCAATTTTTCTGTCTATGCTTTTCCAGTAACAAGCCATCTTATACTCCTCCTCCAAAATACAGAGTTCCCGCTATGTTGCTAGCGTTCTGTCCACTTGCTGGAGTACAAGTAACGACGATTCTCCTAGTGTTGTACGATCCCGTTCCCGAGAATGACATTGTGTGGTAATTGTTCCCGCTCTGCCCATAGGCCGAATGTATAGCCGATATGCTCAGTCCTGAATAGGTATTTATTATAGAGTGGCGAAAGTGTTGTGATATCGCTCCGTTGCCACTATAACCAAAGTGATAAGCCACATCTATGAAGAATTGATAAGCTAGATTGTAAGCTGAGGTGAACGAGGTCGCTGAGGTTGAGCTGCTGAAAGTGATTGATTCAGAACCCGACGTTATCCTTTGCGTATTCCCGTAAGTCTGCCTAGTTCCCCCGTGAAGCAATATCTGATTGTCATTTATTCTAAAGGCTTCTGCGTTATTGGTTCCGAAAACTATCGGAATGTTTTGCTGACCTCCTATTTCTAAAACATTATGGCCATAACTCTCAAGCCTTCCAACGAATGTTGATCCTGACCAACCTGCTCCTGAAAGCGAGTACAGATATAAGTTCTCTCCCTTGTTAGTAGTTCTTGATACCTGTATACCGTCTATACCTGCACCATTTGAGGCTACCTGTGAGGAGTTTGTTCCAACAACGTGGAAGGTTGATGTGTAGTCAAAGTTTCCTCCCCCTACTCCTACCTTGCTATCGTGAGTTATAGAGAAGGGAGACGTATGAGTGCCTGATGCCAAAGGATCGCCGTCTGCTGCGTTACTGACTCCTATAGTGAAGTGTCCGTACCCGCTGCCTCCGTTCCCTATCGCCCAGTTTCTTCTATTAGCATTTGATGATGTGTCGGTGAGGTAAATCTTGGCCATGCCGTCATAGGTGTCCGTGTCTCCCTTGATGTCTAATTTAGCTGCTGGCGATGTTTGATTGATTCCAACTAGACCAGACTTCAGAGATAACGTAGCCTTCTGTGATCCTGCTGCGTAAGTATAAAGGTCAAGTGATGAATCCTCTGAACTATTACTGACATCTGTCATCTTGCCTATTGCAAGGAATGCCTCAGTAGCATTTCCCGCATCATCATCACCTAGGAAATAAATACGGCCTACTTCGTCATCATCAGCAGGCGAAGCTGAATCTTTTTGTAGTATGAGTTGTGGAGCAGAGCTGTCAGCGTTAGTGTTCTTAATTCTAAACTGCGGGTCGCTAGCGTTGGCTGATTGAATGATGAAGCTGTCGGAGGTGAATGTAGCAGTTCCTGTGCTTGTTATAGTGCCTGCGAAGGTAGCATTTCCAGATGAATCAATACGAAGTCTTTCTGTATTGCCACCAGTAGCGAAAAGCATATTACCTTGTGATCTAATAGCCAAATCATCTACTGCTGAGCCAGAAATCATGTCTCCTGTGGATGTCGGAACTTGTATACCACCTTTAAACGTACCACCATTTAAAAATCTGAGTCTTAAATCATCAGTAGCATCTATATCCACATCGCCTGTAAATGTTGGAGCTGCAAGCGGTGCTTTTGTCGCTATAGAGTTAGTCACTGTTGTTGAAAAGCTAGCGTCATCTCCCAACGCTGCTGCTAGTTCGTTTAGAGTGTTGAGTGCGCTCGGTGCTGAATCTACAAGATTAGTAACTGCCGTTTCAACATATGCAGTTGTCGCAATCTTGGTTGAATTATCTGAGGCAGATTGTGTAGTTGTTGTAGGGCTACCCGCTAGAGCGACATTGTCCTCTATCTTCGCGCCAGTAACGGCATCGTTAGCAATCTGTGTCGCGGTGATTGTGCCGTCTGCTATTACCTTTGCTGTTACCTTAGTGTTCGCCATAATCTATTCACCTTTTGGGTCAAAGTCGTCTGGAAGTGCCTTGATATTTTCTTCAAGTTCTTTTTTCATTACTGCGACTTTATCTTCACCCAACCTTGTTTCTATCCATTCTTGTATTTTAGCATCATCAACCGAATCTATTCCCACAAACGAGTCTACAGCTACGCCTTCCTTCACATCAAAACTTGTGGCTCCTGCTATCATAGATTGTTTTTTTCCTTCTGTAGCTATAAGACTAAAACCTACGTTTTCTATGATATTTTGTTGTGAGCTTTTAAGGTTATAAGGATTCACCCTCCTAACCTCTACATCCCATATATATTTAATTGCCATAATTTAACTCCACGCGAACGTACATTCATTCAAATCCCATACTGATGCGCTATCCGTTGACCCGCCGTGCGCCATCTGCACAAATGCGACAGGATGCGTTATGCCAGGAACGTCAACATCCACATACCACCCATGGTTTCCGTTTGCTCCTACTGTGATTGTGAATGAGCCATTGTTGTACAATTCACTCACTGTTGCGGTGTATATGCCTTGGTTTTGATAGAAATGAAAAACTCCTGTCAACGCAGGTCCATTGTAACCAGACACCTGTATGATGCCCGCACAACTTCCGTACCCTGCACCTGCGCTTCCTGCTGAAGTCGGGACAGTGAATCTAACAGCTCCAGAGAAAGAGCCACTTGCTGAGCCTGAGGTCATAAAGTTCCAACTGGTGCTTACAGAAGCGAAGCCTGCTCCATCAGATTGATTCCTTCCTATTTGGCTATTACCATGTACGCCTTGGGTAACTATTGGACCTGCGACTACTAAGCCTCCCATCTTTTCAGTAGATGTTTGTGTGCTGTTGATAGATACGTGACCCTGCTCATGCACCTTTAGTCTTGAAGAGAGATTCCCTGCTGTAGCGTCACCTGAGGTTTGTAATTCTAAAGAACCCGCTCCTGAGGAAGTGTCTTTAAGGACTGTTCTAATAGCAGCAGGTATCGCCGTGTTATACTGAAATCGCATTCCAGTTGTGTGTCCAGTTGACGTAACACCTCTATTTGCGACTGACAAAGCATCATCGCCTGTTCCTGCTGAATTGGAGTCTACCTCCATCGTTATACTAGGATTTGTTTTGTTTATACCAATAAGACCCGCAGGAGTTATAGTAAATGGCTGTATAGACGTACTACTTCCTCCGAAACTGTGTTGGTAGATAGCGAAGTGGTCATTAGTTTGACAATTCACATCCCAATCTACGTTATCGTTCTTAAGTCTAAGCGAAGCACTTGAGTTTGTTCCCGCCTGTATGGTCGCAACTGA